ACCGACGTAACCATCCTGGTCGAAGTCGCCCACCAGCCCGTTAGCGAAGTATGCTCCGGTAACGTTGGCATCGTCGCCGATGGCAGACGCTAGCATCTGCAGCGCGTCAAGGGTTGCCGTGCCTGCGCTGTGCGTGATGCTGTCGACAGGGAATTCCAGGATACTGGTCGTAGCGCTATTGCCGCCATCGTCCTCGCGTACAGTCAGTGTGCCACCGCCACCGCTCTCGACGGTAGCTGTAGTGCCGACGATGCTTACGGTGCCGTTGGTGAACACAAGCTTAGTCACTGGGCCGCTAGGCGTGCCGTCAACTTCTTCGACAGTGATAGCGTTGCTGGGAACTACAGTGAAGGAGCCAGCTTGGCCAGTGCGTTGAACGCGAATGTTGTACGTGTGTTCAACGATATAGACGCCGTGCTCTTCGTCGTGGTCGATGTCGCTGCTTTCGAAGTCGATGCTTTGCACAGCTACCGTGCTACCGGCCGGGCCAATGTCGCCGCCTTGGCGGTCGAGCGCGGCGCGGACAGCTATACCCAAGTCCATAGCTTGAGCATAGTCGTCGCTGATCATGTAGATCTCGCAGCGCGCAGTGTCGAGGTTCGAGCTGCTCGTCTTTGTGCCGCTCGGCGTAGTGTCAATGACAGTGTAAGCAATAAACGGAGCGTCGGCGTCCTGCTGTGCTATCTCAGGATATATGCGGTCAGCGCAGATGGCGCCAACGGCGTCGCTATCCTTTAGCAGATAGTAAATGGCTTTTCCAGTTTCCATGCTTATGTTTGTTGCGGTACGAAGTAAAGGGCGTGGTCATTCTCCGGATTGGCTGCGCTTTTTTTTATCGGAGCTTCTTAACCCATTTGTTGTATATGCGCCGGTAGCCGACAAGCTGGATGCGCCGCATGCGTGGCTCGATATGCTTTAGCGTAGGCGTTATCTTGTTGTAGAACTTGGAGCCCACGCTACGGTTCATGCCACCAGTGTGGCCGCCTTCAACGATGCCAGCAAAGAAGCCGTCGTAGCGCACGCTACCGCGCCGCCCGCGAGGGCCGACTTGCACATTGATTTTGCTATACTTACTGTTCCAGGTTCTAATGCTGCGGCGTAGCGTGCCTGCCGGGATCGTGCGGATAATCTCAGCATTGCCGTCGCGCTGGATGCCCTTGCGCCGGCGCTTGTACATAACAAACTCAGTGCCTTTGCTCGGTAGCTTTTTTTTGATGACGCGAGCAGCGACGCGGCCAATGCGGTGGTTCTCAGCTCGCAGCTCTTTGTACATATCCTTAGGAAAGTCGCCAAGCTTGGCAAGCCTACGCTCGAATTCCTTAAAGCCCTCGATGCGTGTGCTGCTGTCGTCAACGGCAAAAGCTCGACGCCCTCTGCCGCCAGCTAGATATTCCCTAAGCCTAACGCCCATCGGTTCCTTGCTCTTTGCAGAATATGCGCAAGCCGTCGCGCCGGCCAATTTCCTCGAAGCCTAGTATGTCGTAGTCGCGAGACTCAAAGACGATAGTGTCCGCCTGGCTAATGCTCAAGCCGCCGGCATCGTCGGTAGGGTTAGGGTGCCTAACGATAAACACGACGTCGCGCTGCGGATAAATCTGGTAGGACTTGACGCTCTCGCCAGCGCTACCAGGATATAGCACCTCAGCCCAGAGCGTAGTGTCAGTCGTGGCGCTAACAGTCGGCTGCCCATAGTCGTCCTGCGTAAGCGTCTCTTGGCGCACAGTTATAGCGCGATCGCGGCGGCCTGCATTCTTCATGGCTGGTGCAGAATGCGATAGCCGTTAAGCAAGGCGTCGGTGCCCAGCTTCACGCGTGTAGTGATCGTGCCGCTAACCTCATCGGTGCGCATATCGTAAAGATGGCCGACGATAAGCTTGATGGCTGAAATCATGGGAGCTGGAATGTCTGACGGCGCATAGCCTACAGTAAAGGCAATGGCGATTGGCGTTAGGCTGTACTCCTCTACGCTAGGCGTATCGTGAAAGTATATCTGCCCTGGCTCCCGCTGAATGTCGTAGTGCACAAGCGTAGAGCTCAGCGTCTGCGTTGTGTCTGTTGTATCCTGATAGCTAACAGCACCCACCGCTGTCAGCGGCCCGATTGGGAAGGTGGCTCTGCGCCATGAGCGAAGGTATCCGGTAGCAGAATACGAGCCTAAAAGCACGTTGCAGTAGTTTTCCACGTACGCGATGGCTGCGAGCCGCGCAGCTTCAATCAAAGTGTCCTCAAGTGCATGAGTTACACGCAGATGCTTCTTGAGCTCGGCTGTTGAAATAATCTGCTCGGCAAGCGACGTAGAGCTTACGTCAGTCTGCAGAGCTCCTAGTGTCACTTGCATAGGCTAAAAATAAGAAAGCCCAGCGCGATGGCCGGGCTTTCTCGTTGATGTTTAGTACGCTATCAGTCGTTAGTGATAGCCTCGTGCGTAGCCAGTGCTCCAGCTTGACGAATGTCAAAGTCATAGAAACGGTTCACATGGACGTTAATTTGACCCGTCCCGGCCGAACTATAAGGGTCAATTAGCAAATCTAGCCCCCCGAAGAATGACATAATGCAGCCCTGAGCGAAGTTGCCGAAGATCAGATACTCCTTGTTAGCCTCGTTGATGTGAGGCGTAGCGAAGTAGCGATACTCTCCGAGCAGCGTAGTGATGCTGCTAACAGCGGCAGCTTGACGCAACAGCTTGTGAGCCGTCGTAGTGTCAGCGACCAGGCTAACGTTAGACAGATCGCCACCGTTGTTAGCTACAGCTTGCTCAAGTGCAAAGACCGTGTCGGCTTGGTTGCTCGTGGTCAAGTCCGCAGTCGTGGTAGCAGTAATGCCGCTGATGATAGCAGCAAAGCTGGTAGTGTCGATGTGCTCGTTAACGCCTGCGATGAGGTCACGAGCAATGACAGCGTCGACGTCAGGGCCTCCCTGCACAAGCAAGAGCTTGGAGTACGTCGTCTTGTTAGAGACGCGCTGAGGGCTCAGCGTAAGCGTATCCATCTCCATGCCGCTGGCAGCGTTGGTGTCCACCTCGCCTTCGGTAGCAGCTCCAGCCTTAACGCTTACGCGCGGGAACTGAAGGTTACCGGTAGCGCCGTTGATCACGGTAGTGCCGACCTGCTGGATGAGAGCAGGAGCGCGCAGAGCGTCAATGGCGTTGCCTACGTTGGTAGCAACGAAGCCTGAGCCGTCGCCACCGCCAGTTGCCTGGAAGTCGTCAGCAGCACCAGCACGCAGCGCGATGCCAGGAATACCGATGTTACCGTTAGAGCTGACGCCAGCAAGGGCAGCCTCGCGGCTGTACTCCTGCGCCCACTCCAGCTCAGCGCCGGTAAGCGAACGGCCTTCAACAACGCTCAACATAGCGCGCTGCAGGCTAAAGCTCTTGTTTACCTTGTTGACCTCGCGCACCTCGGACTGGCTGCCGACGTTGCTCACGCGAGCAAGGCGTGCGGTAGCTTCAGCCTCTTGGCGCTTAAGCTCAATCTTCTTATCGAGCTTCGCGAGCTCGTCAACCATATTGCGAGCAACAGTCATATCGTTGTCGCTGATCTCTTCAACGCTTTCCTCAAGCTTGGCCACAAAATCAGTGTGCTCTTGCGACTTCTGCTTGCGCAAAGCCTGGAGATCTTCAAGCGTGTATTTACGCATTGTCTCTTTCTTTTCTTCTTGCTTCCGAGCCACAACCGTAGTGGCCTGATACGCAGGGTAAGTTACGGGAGAAACGTCAAACAATTGGCCTACTTTCTCGATAACCATAACGCCATCCTCGAAGCGCCGCTCGCTAATATTAAAAGCAAAGCTTGACTGCGAGACGTCGCCGCGCTTGACCATTGCGTACAGATCGCGACCAGCTTGTGTGTCGATGACGTCGGCTTTATAGTACAAACCATTCTCGTCAAGCGACAGCTGCAGCGTGCCGTTAGTCGTGCGCGCGAAAGGCGTGTTGCTGTCATGGTTAAACAACAGGCGCACGTCGTCGTCTAGACGCCCTTCGAACGCTCCACGCTCAATGCGCTCGCGCTGGCCACCTACTACGGTTTCCTCGTCATACAAAGCAGCA